CAGGTGGTTCAACAGGCCCATGTCAAGGCCCTGGCAGCAGCACACACAGCCGCAAAGGCATTCGCTGACAAGCACATGAATGGCAGAGACGGCGGAGCCTGTGGCTTTTCATGGGTGGACGTCTACGGTGTGCGCTCAAACTCCAAGCTGGGCAAGTGGTTGCAGTCTGTGGGCTTCTCCAAGAGCTACACGGGAAGCATGCAGTTATGGAACAAGTGGTGGCATGGTCAATCAGTGGATGCAGGTGAGCATGGTGCAACCGCCTACGCAACTGTGCTGAAACAAGAGCTGGGACTTGATCGCTGCTACAGCGGCAGCAGATTGGATTAACCCAGGGGCCCATAGGGTCTTTGGTTGACAGTTTGGCTAAATGGCCTTATAATTAACACATACACAAACAAACACACTGAAAGAGAGCGAAACATGAAACCAGTAATGATCACAGTAAATGCCCAGAATGCCAAACAAGCACTCAACGAAGTTATCAAGCCAAAACTCAACGAATTCATGAACCCTGCGGTATACACAGAAGTCTACTCCGACAGCGTTTTGATTGCTATTCGTTCTACCAGCTTTAAGACTGCTGTGAATCACACAGCTAGAGTGTTGAAAGATGAAACTTCACGTGACAAATACGCTCGTGACAATCGCGGCAAGACCGAAATCAATTACAAAGGCCTGTCAGGAAAGGCTGGATCAAACACACAGATCATGATCGTGTTTGAATTGATGGAGTTCAATGAAGCTGATACTCGCAAAGCACAGAAGTTACAGTTGGTTCGTCCTCAACTACGGGTTGTAGAACAAAAGGCTATCAATGCAGTGATCAACGGTGCAGAGGACATGCGCACAGTTAGAGAAGCCGCTAGAACCATCAAGACTGAGCAACGCTATATGATGTTGGCCGCAGCCTAAATTGGTTGACAGATCGGTAAAACGACAGTATAATAAACACATACACACAAAGGAACTATATGACTACCAAAGGCGCAATGTTTGTTTTTATCGCAGGCTTTATCCTTACCCTGGGCGGTTTGGGTGGCGTTGAGCATAGCATAACCAACGATGATCTCGTAGGCAGCATGTTGTTGGCTATCCTGGGATTGTTGGCAATGTATGCGGGCACCCTGGGCTTCCGTAACGCACACTTGTTCGACTAATGGAAGCCTTGGTTGAGACTACGGGGGAGTTATTCCCCGCCCACACATACTTGCTAGACGGCACGAACCTAGTAGCATATGTCAAGAAGGGCGAGCTTACGCCGTTCTACTTCAAGAGTCCCATCAAAGGATTTGACAAGAGAGGACGCAAGTTTACGCCAGGCAACATCACATTATTCACAACAAAGAAAGCACAAAATGAACGCACAGTTATTGGTAGTAGTGGGCAAGTATACACACTCACAGAAGACTCGTGTAGCTGTCCAGGATTCACGTATAGAGGTACCTGTAAACACATGGGCCAACATGGTTGAATACTTGAAGGCACAGGCATGATCAAGCTGGAAGGACTCAGTGAACAGGACGTGCAGATCTGTAGCCTGCTATGGAACTGTGACAGCATAGGAGCAGTGGACGCTATGGTTAACGCCATGCCCCCTGCGTATAAGAAGCGAGCACAGGTCATGCGTGAGCTAATGACAGCAGCACAACTAGACACAGTGGAGACAGTACATGAGAACATTACAGCGTTGTTGCACAGCATTGCTCGTCGCTAGCAGCATAGCAGCTACAGGCTGCGCTACACACGATCGCAGGGACACAGCATATGATCCTGACCTGAGGCGAGGTCAGACCTTGTTCGATCAGATGCCCAACTGGGAAGGTGCCGCGGCAAAGATCTGTTGTGGACATCTCCGCTCATGCGGCCCGGGACAGAGCCCGAGGTGTTGAGAGGAGACCGGTGGTGGTCATCATGGGGTGGTCGGTATACGTGTGTAGTGTTGTATAATAACAACAGTATGGTAGCAATCACCACCTTGAAAGCATAAGTACTCCACCCTAATTTTTTACGCAGCCAATTTTTTCCAACTTCAAACCCTTTTTCTACTATGAACCATTCACTCGCTCACAGAGACATTGCTGGACAACATCTCTCACCCGGAGATCATTGCCTAGTCACCGAACACAATAGAATCATTCTAGCTCGAGTCATCCAAGTCTACGATTCTAGCAATCAAGTGCAGTTACAGCCATTGAGCAGCGATGCAGGTGGCCGTAGATCAAAACCCAGCCTAAAGAAGATCCGCAGAGAGTGCTACAACGTGTATAAGATCGCTGACACGGAAATCACCATGAGCATACTACGAGGCGCCATTTAAAAAAACTGCTGCCAATTTTTTAGGCTTCAAGACCCATTTGGGCTATATATTGTCATGAACGATGCCTACAATGAAATCATTACTCGCAATGGCAAGACCTATCATTACGATCCTGATCAGGATATCTACTACTACTACAAGCACGGTGAAGTCAATCACTGGGACGCATGGGCGTGGGTTTTTGTGGTTGTTGTGCTGGCCGCTGTCTGCTACTATGTAGAGTATCTAAGATAATTTCACTATAAATACACCATGCGTACACTATACACCATATTAAGTCTTGCTCCAGCTCCCTTGTTCTTTGCAGGGTTTTTATGGAGTCTGCTTGCACCAAGCACACACTGTGGTCAAGATTGGCAAATGCCAGCAATGTGGTTTGTCATGTCCATGGCACATGCATTTCCGTGGGTGCTACGAGCTCAACAACACTACCTTACCCGGAATTGAAAAACAGCAGTGATATGCACCTTGTAGCACTGCGTAACTTTCCCAGTAGTATATCTCCAACAAGTCTTGCCTATCTGCGGGACACCATACTAGATCGTGTATACGTATCACGCCCACAGCACCTTTGATGGTCACAGTGCAATTGTATTCACCCGTGGTGTCAACTAGAGTTAGCATACAGATATATAGTCCTAGCGTGTAAATATATCATGCTGTATATCCTGCTGATAGATCCACTCAACTGCATGGAGTTCGGGATCCTAGCATGTGCAGAAATATATCAAAGCAGCCTAGGAGGCATCATATATGCTGTTGATCTATCTGGATCCTCTGATTGACGCACAGATCAAGTTGTTAGACACATGGAATCCCAGAGTGCATTATTGGCCACGCAGCACACCCAATCCTGAACTATTCTTAGATACTATAATATCAGATTGGTGGCTCTTGTTCAGTCATGCAGGCCTGGCTGATATATGGATTCTACGTTGGCCCGAACATACCCGAGTTTGCCGTACTTTATTTGACTGATCTCGTTAAATATCATATGAAAAAGTTTTTAATCCTTGCGCTCATACTATCAACCTCTCTGGCTCATGCTGAACCACGCAGACTCAACAAGCCTGTGGTATGCGAAAGCACAGAAAAGGTGTTTCGAACCATGGTGGAAGAATTTGGAGAAACGCCGCAATGGCGTGGATCTACTAGTGAACAAGGTACCAGCACTGTGCTCACTGTGAATCTCAAAACTGGCGCATGGACCTTGATTGAATACACCTCCGTGATGGCCTGTGTGATAGGTGTGGGCGAGAACAGTTCTTCAGCTTGGGGTGTTCCTGTCTAGACGCTAAAAATCTTGCGCTGTGTGCTCTGCACAAAAAAATTTTGCGCTGCGCTTCGCCAGAATAATCTCCCCCCGCAAGCTATCATGGATAATTAGTGTATATGACCACACTACACACTTTTGGCTGTTCTATCACACAAGGACATGCACTGCCCGACGTTGTACGACCACCGCTTGATGCTGAAGCATTGGCTGCTTTGGGACGTCCTGCACATTGGAGTGATGAACACATACTTGCACCCAGTCAGCATGCTTGGCCGCAGATCGTAGGCAATCATCTTGGTGTTCCTGTGATCAATCATGCTCGTCGTGGCTCATGTTTTCAGCAGATTGCTAGACAGTGTGCTGTGGCAGCTCCAAGTATTCAACCCGGCGATCTAGTCATTGTGATGTGGACCTATCTCAGCCGTGTGAGTCTACAGTGGCCAGCAAGAACCAGTGTACCACTCACACACCTTGTTGACACGGGCTTTTGGCACACCTATGTAAAACCGGGATTCAACAAGTTGTTTGGTGTCAGTCTAGCAGATACCAGCAACAAGGACATTGATGAACGAATCTATACCTTCATACACAACAGTTCAAGATACACATTTGATTCCCTGGGCGTCTACGACAGATATCACAACAGTCTAGTTCTGCAGACCATGTGTGACGGATTCCTTCGAGCACGGGGTGCTAGAGTCATACACCTCAGTGTAGAACCTCAACCATACTTGACACAACTTGACGCAGCTAGGCAAGATCTAGATCCCAGCCTGCAAGCACCTTGGGTGATACCCGACCCTGCCTCATGGTATAATCTTGATATAGATCATGATAGCTGTAGAATCATACATGATCCCAGCCTGCCCACAACAGGGTCTGATCATCATCCCAGTGTGGAACATCACAAAAATTTCGCTGATCATATATTGCGTCAGTATAACCTAAGGACCGTGGTATGACACTAACACAATTACTATCAGCTAACCTAGCAGGTGAGGTATGAAGTGATGGGCGATTAGCGTATGCGCTTCAAGACTATAATGTTCTTCGTCAACTTTCATATTCTCAATATCAACACCTAGTTGTTCGTTAATCCACAGGTTTGCCGGTGTTTCCATAATTTTAATTGCCTGTAGATCTCTAAACCTGTTGGTCAGCGGAAGATCAACCCTTGTATTAATCCTCCATAGGTACACTGGTATATCTCGTTCTGCACACATTGCATCGATCAAGGCAATGTCTTTGTGATAGTCTTCGTTGGTGATATGTGTTAGCATATCGTTGAAAAGTTTAATCTGCATATAATTACGTTCGTATCCTTGCCAAGGTGTTCCGCCGCTGATTGGATAGTTGTCTTTGTAGGGTTTAATTTTTTGTATCCAATGAGGCTTTTCATTCCACTCTACAATCTTTCCATCTATGGTTTTGTTGTCCTCGTAGAGAATAAACTTATCAGACTTCAAAAACTGTTTTGTAAAATACCCCACAGACAGCATAGGAAATCCAAAACCCGGTGTGTCATCTTCAGCGAGGTTACAGCCCATTACCCATCTATCCCAGTATGTGGCCTGCAGAGAAACTGCGGAAATATCCTTATGTTGTTCTAACATATGGCGAATCCATCTTACATATTTTCTGTTTGGAGCACCACCTTGTGAATACACATAACATTGACTACTAGCCAAGTGGCAGGCATATATTGTAGAGTAGTTGTTCTCGTCCCACAACCACACTTTATCAGCTGATTTGTCGTACCAATACCCGTGACAGTGGCTATCACCGATAAACAATACCCTTCCTCTATGATTCATAATTTTACTCATTTATACTTGACTATAACAGGTTGCTGCTGTGTGGTCAATAAATATTTAACCACGATAAATAACTGCATGAACAACCAATATCTATTACCCATGGCCCGCAACACTGTCACTGGACAAACTATTAAAACACAGGATCTCACTGGTACTGTATTCACACAGCGTCAACGTGTGCTGGCCGAGGAAGTGGCACAACAGTTGGCACTTCGAATGACAGCTAGAACTAGTGACACATGGCAGGGCTTTGTGCGCCTGTATACCCCAACTCACCGCAGTTGATTATCTGTACAGATAGTTCACGGTATCGGGATTTTCTCTAAACACTTCCGCACCGTTTTTAAGGTGGAATTTACGAGCCATCTCAGTCTTGGGGCTCAGAGTCACATAGGTATCAACTTCAGGATTTTGCAATCGAATCTCTGCTTGTGCTTCCTCAATCAATCTGCGTCCCGCACCCTGCGCATAACTCCAAATGGTATAGAACACAGCAGTATTGGTATGCACCGCTAGTTCAGCCAAGCCATCCACACTGTGCGGAATGCCATCCAAGAATTTCACGCAGGTCACGGCCAGGGGTTCGTCGGTGACATCGTCTCTCAACACAAATATCTTTGAGTTTGAGTTCACACGGAATTCGGGCGTGAGTTCGGGTCTCACAGGATCGTCTTTGATCAGTGTGAGTAGATTGTCTCGTAGGTCGTTGATTATATGTAGCATGATTGGTGTAAGTTATATGCGTATTTATTGTGAAGATCCAAAAACGGTGTTTTTGGCACAGTCACTTGTTGACTGTGTAAATATTATACTGTATAATTAAGGTTATAGCAACCACAAGGAGTAATTATGAAAACTGTGATTATGAGTTTGATCTTGATGTCCTCGCCAGCGTGGGCAGACAATGATCTCTTGATGAAAAACAACTGTTTGGCCTGTCATAATGTCAACCAAACTGTGGTAGGTCCGAGTTTCAAAGCCGTGGCCAACAAGTATCGTGGACAAGCAGATGCCACTGATAAACTGGCCAAAAAAATACGTGCTGGTGGTGCTGGAGTCTGGGGAGCCATGCCCATGCCCGCACACCCACAGATCTCTGACGTGGATGCCAAGAAATTAGCAACGTATATTCTCAATATCAAATAACCAAGGAGTCCAAATGTTCGGAACAAATTACACTGGCGGTATCTCAGATTATCGCTCCGCAGAAGAAGTCAATAGTGCCATGGGTCGTGTCTACGGTCACATGAGCCTGGCAGTTGTAGTATCAATGTTGGTCAGCTACTGGGTAGGCACCACACCCGAGCTGTTGGCATTCTTTTTTACAGGTGTGCTTAAATGGATCGTGATCTTTGCACCCTTGGCTGCCATATTCGGTGTGAGTTATGTGCTAGGTACCAATCCCAGTAAAGGTGTTGCACAACTTTGCCTACACGGGTTTGCGGCATTGATGGGCTTGAGTTTTTCAATGATCTTTGCCGTGTTTACCATGGGATCAATTGTAGGTGCCTTTATGGGCGCAGCTATCCTGTTTGCTGTGATGAGCGGCTACGGTTACTTTACCAAACGCAGTCTAGACAGCGTGGGCAAGTTCATGTTTGTGGGGCTAATTGCTATTGTGATCGCCAGCATTGTTAATATCTTCATTGGTTCAACGGTGATGCAGATGGTTATTTCAGCCCTAGCAATTATTATCTTCTTGGGATTGACTGCCTATGACACACAACAAATACGTGAAATGGTTTCAGTGGATACTAGCCCTGCTGTGGAAGTATCGGGTGCATTGACACTGTATATGGACTTTATTAACCTGTTCTTAAATCTCTTACAGTTGTTTGGTGGCAGAAAAGACTAGTGTGGAAGGTTACCTATTATCTAGTCGGGGGCACGTTGACCGCAAAGACGTTCCCCTCTTTTGAAGAAGCAACTAGATTTGTGGTCTACAAGATACACAGTTGGGATGTCAGAGAGTTTTATAAGTTAGACTAATCTAACTGCTGAGTCTGTTCTAGGCTCAGCTCGTCATCTTCCAGCTCTCTTATTTTTTCGGTGATTTGATCTATCAAGCCTAGATTGCGCAGAATCTTAAACACCACGTTCTCTACACTCCACTCTCCAGCACGATCCAACCCAGCTCTGCGCATGACTGTGATCTTGTCTTTGACTGTTCGCAATTTTTCTAGATCTTTGCTCAACAAGGCCTGTTCTATCTGACCCAGCATGCTGTCTTTTTTGGCTTCCACTGCTTGATCATCTAGATCGGGTTCTGTCTTTTGTGGCTTGATGATCCACGTGCTTTTTACAATGCTGTAGACGCCGGTGCTGTGATGTGTTTCTGTTTCGCCTTGGACATAACACTCCACAGGCAAGCCTTTTACAGTGATATCGTGATATTCTGCCCACAGTGCCTTTTTAGCAGTAAACAGCTCTCGTTGCTCATCTGTGACTTCACCTTCAATGATCACATGCAGATCGAGATCGCTGTACTTGCTCCAGGTGTAGTTGGCATTGCTTCCTGTTATTGTATAGTCTTTGATGTCTAGATCTATGCCTACGAAATCCACAAAGGCCCGGGCGATCTTTATCAGCTTTAGACGCACTTCACCGTCCAGCCTGCCCTCTTGCCAAATTTTGGGGTTGAGATCTGCATTTACCGTGACAACGTCGTTGTTTGAAAATTCTCTTAATCGCACATCAAACTCCGTAGCGATTGCGTTTGGGTTTTGCCACAGGACTTACTGTTTCTGTGCTCCTGGACTCGTGACTGCCGCGATCAGCTAGTAATTGTCCCTTATGACCAGTGGCTCGTTCAGCTGCATGTATGATCTCTTCTTCTTCGGGAGTGTAGGCACTGATCACAGCATGTTGACCAGCAGGACCATAGGGTGGTGCTTCGTGATTGGCCATGGCAATACCAAATCTGTATACTTGATATCCATCTGAACTGGGCATGCTAGGAAACTCAAAGGCAGTGTTCATTGCCCGACTCTTGCGCTCGGGCATTTCTCGCTCAGTTATAAACTCTTTTGCTCGCATCCATTATTTAGCCCACATTAAGTGATAGTTAATCAATGCAGCTTCATCATAGAATTCCGCAGCTAATCGGCAATACATGTCGTTGCGTAACAGTACTAACTGGCATTTTTCTTTGGGCTGTGTAATAAGCCAATTGGTCTGATCTACTCCTAGGCTTTTATGTACTTTGGGCCAATCTATCTCAATATCTTCACCTTCAGAAGGCAACCACTTCAACAACTCAACTACTTTATTCTTCATCTGTGTTCATGCTATTTAAAATTTCACGTAGTTTTGTGCTTTCTACCTGTGCTCGAACCTTGGGTTTATCTAGACTGAAGCCGTCTTTGGGCTCTGCACGTTCCCAACCAGATTTACTGTCATTGAGTTCTTCACGTGTAGTAAGTTCAGTTTTGCGTTTGATCTGTTCGATAATGCTTGACCCGCCACGACCCGCACCATTTGTGCTTTCTTGTTCATCTTCCGGCAAATCGCTGATTTTCAAACTTTCGAGATTAAACTCTAAGTCGATCTTCATGCCAACACCACTCGAGCTACGAGTCTTCATTAACTGCAATTGATAACGTCCACGTTCACGCATAGCACGGCTGGTAAAGATACCGAATACGTTATCTGCGGTTTGAATCTTAGATAATCCGCCACTGATGTGACTGTGATCAAATTCAACTTCTTCAACAGCACCACGATTCAACTGTGCCGCTGTAACAAACACACAGTTCTTTTCCACGGCTAGGTTACGCAATTCTTCTGATACATACTTGTCTTTGATAAACAAGTCTGCTGGTGAAATCTTCTTGCTCAATGGCATCAACAAGTCCAAATAGTCAACCAACAAAACGTCAACTTTCTTGCCTACTTTGATTTCATATTCTTTCAAGTATGCACGAATATCATTGGCAGTCTTGCCACTGGGCATATACTTGACCTGTAACAGTCCAGATTTCTTGCCAATGATCTTGACTTTCATTTCAACATCATCTAAGTCTTTGAAGATGTCTTTGGTTGCAATACCGGTTAACATTGCATCAATACGCATACTAACTAATGCTTCTGAAAGTTCTAGAGTTAGATAAACCACGTTCAATCCTGCAAGTGCAAAGTTCACACCTAGGTTAGCCAAGAACAAACTTTTACCTGCACCCGATCCACCTGCAAAGATATTCAGCTCACCTCGATTGAAACCACCAAACAATCTACGATCCATGCTGGGCCAACCTGTGCTTACTTGACCGTTCTTGTCTTTGATGCCCATCAATCTTCCACGGGGATCAGCAAAATAGTCTGTGCCCATGTCTCGAGCAAGTCCAATTTGCACAGCTTCTTTGATCAA